TTCTCGACATTAAAGTCTTTCATACAATAAGTCTATAAAAAAAATAAGAGTATATTATATATGAATTCATCCCGTAAATCAAAAAATCGCACAAGTCATGGTCGCACAAGTCATGGTCGCACAAGTAGCAACCACAAAACATCAAAAAAACGCAATAAAACATTAAAAAAATCAAAAACTCGTATGACTTTATCGCGAGTTTTTAGAAAACAAGTAATATCACCTAAAATAAAATCCAATAAAACTTTATTGGTAGAAAAAGATAAAAATATTTATGTTTATTTGGACCCAGATTATGGAAAAACAAATCCATTTCCAGTTGAAAATCCACACGAATAATTATATACACATGTAAAACGCCGATTTATTTTTATACAATAACGTAAAAAAAATGAAATAAAATATTTATATTACGATATTTTATACTACATAAAATGACAACTGAAATAAAAAATGACACTTTTGTTTATTACTCTCTAAATAATTTTAAAATTTGTTTAAACAATAATGAAAAAATAGAAATTCCAAATGAACTTAAAAACTGTTTTCGTGATCCAATCACGCTGGAAATTATGAAATATCCGGTATATATTCCTTTATCCGGAAAAATATACGATAAAATAGAAATTAAAAAATGGTTTTCACAATCCAATATTGACCCACTTACGGGTGTTGAACTAAATTTTAATGAATTTAAAATTATACCCGTTTTAAATTATTTTTTGGCATTATTATGTATTGAAGAAATTAACAATAAATTATATTTTCATCCGCCAACGGGTAATATATTTGATTTATTGGTTATTGCAAACAACATATTTAAAAATTATAAAATATCAAAAATATCAACAACTTACTCTTTATATAAAGATACAAAAGGTAATTACCGCAAAGCACATTTTGTTAATAATAATTTACCAGATGAAGATAAATATAGTCTTAATTTAGAAAACTATATACCTAATATTGAATTAGACGAAATAATACCACAAGCAAATTATTATTGTAAAAACCAAAAAAATGTTATTCCAAACAACAATGTTGATTGTAATTTTACAAAAACTGTATTTATTAAACCGATAACTATTTATGATATTTTATGCGTGTGTCCAGTATCCAAAAGATCATTACTGGGTAAATGTTGTATAAGCGATTATGGAATTTTTACGCACTTGAATATTTCAAATAAACTATTTAGCACAACAAAAGGTAATAATACATTATCTGTTTTTTACCGTAATTTTCAGTCAGAAAAAACAATGAATATTTTAAATTATGAATTATGTAATATTTTACGGTTTGATACAACAGATGATAATATATTTGAAATTGTTGAAAACGGGAAACAAACAGAACAAATAAATTATGATGATGTAAAATCGTGCTTGACAATCAATACCCTTGAAATTATTTATGAATCATTAAGTAATTTGGAAAATATATTTTCCAGTAAAACTAATTTAAATTTGTATGGTGAAGATTTTTATTTGTCTTATAAAAATACCCATCAAGTTATGCATGAGTTTTATGTTAAAAATTACGGTCAAATAATCACTAAACTACCGAATAAATTAAATGCTTTAATAAACGAAAAAACATTTGATTTTAAATTAAATGCAAATGACAAAATATATCACAAAAAAAAAATATTTGATTTTCCGTGTGCATTAGAAAATACAACTTATGGCGACTGTTTAAGTTTTTTACAAATTAAAAATCAAAATTATAAAAAAAAAAAATTAAAGTCGTTTTATTTTATTGGAACAACATTTATTGATACTTTATTTATTTATTGTGATTTTAGTGTGTGCGTATTTATTGGTGCAGTTTTTATTCGCTCTGGATTTATTGAATGTAAATTCAATGAATGTTCTTTATACAAATTGAATAATTTTCCAACACAAAATTGTCATGTAGACACAAAAACAGCAAAAACATTACCCCCCCTCCCCGAAGAATTAAATAGTAGGAATAAATTCCCAATCTAATTCTTCGCACATGAGTTTCCAAATATTGTCTTGTTCAATAGTTTTCTCTCGATCTTTCAACAAAGGGAAAAAGGATAAATATTGTATTTCTCCCAATAGTTCCGATAACTTGTAGGCAGTATAATAATAATTCAAAAAATTTGTGCGATTATTGGGACAAAATTTAGAATAAGGACGTTGAAGTTCAATAAAAAGATTAAATAATGTTTCCTCAAATTCTTGCGGAAAAACGGGTAATTCATTACCAAATTTATTACGAATAAAAGGTATATGTTCATAATATTTATTGTATTCCAATTTTTTTAATATATCCTTTGTTTTTTCGTTTGTTAATTGGCACAAATCAATACGCTCCTTTTTTACTTGTATTTTAATACTTTCAATTACTTCATTAGGGATTTGTGTTGTTTCCTTTCCTTGCACTTGTGCAATAATTTCTTTAAAATGATTAATACGTTTGTATGCATAAAAACAAACCTCCTTGGGTGGTTCCTTGTAAGACGGTTTTTCATTTTCAATTAAATAGGGCGTATTTGCGGAACATTCGTTGCAAATAAGAATCCCTTCATCTTCCAAAGGAATTAATTCACCCTTGTTGCAATGACGACAAATATCAGTTGAAAGTACAAATGAACTTATATCAATAAATGCGTCATCTACATTGGCCAAATATTTTTGAACAATATTATTTGTTTTATTAAAATCATCATTATGGTCGTCTTCTTGTTTAATCTTGAAAAAATCGTTAATTAATTTGCTTTTATTTGTTGTAATTTTTGGATTTGATCCTGAAATGTTTTTTTTATTTTCAAAATAATCAAAAATAAATGGTGAGTTGTCAAGTAAATATTTTTTTTTTTTAAGTTCAAGGGATTTGATTTCTCTTTGAATATCATTTATTTTGTCAAGTATGTCTAATTTTTTGTCAATAGCAATATTTTTTATATTTAAAACTGTGTTATTTAATTTTTTTTTCTCCTTTTTTAACATTGGTATTTTATCTAATTCATCTTTAACAAAGTCATTTAAAAATTCGTTATGTTTTCCGTCTAATGTTGTTAAAGTTTTTTTATTAACTTTAATTTTTTTATTTGTTTTGGGTTTAAAAGAAAGCATCTCTCTATATATGTTAGATTTTATTTTCTCTAAATACTTTTTTTTAGAGAAAATAAAATATTTACTCTGGGAGATTTACAGTTACAAAAGAATACACATTTTATATATAATTTTTGTAATAAATAAAGGCGTAATTCAAAAGGGTGTAAAGTATTGATTTTGCAAAGATATTAAATATAAAAAAATGAAATAAAATTATTGATTAACAAATAAATCCATAAAAAATGGATATAATATTATTAAGCGCTATTTATTCTTTAGTAGGTGTTCAAATTATAAATATGATTGAAAAATATTGGATTAGTATTCAAGAAAAAAAAAATAGCGAAAAACTTGAAATAATTGAAAATAAATTACACAATATAGATAACCATTTATTACAAATTGAAACAAAAATAAATGAGTTTGGTTAAAAAATAAAAAGTAAAATATTGTTTTATTTTAAATGGATTTTAAAAAAGTGTCTAAAGAACTTAAAGACATCGATGACATTCAAATAGATAAAATTGAATTCCAAAAAATGGTATTCATACATAACGCACTTAAGAATGGTTGGACAATTAAAAAAAAACAAGATACTTTTATATTTACCAAAAAACACGAAGGAAAAAAGGAGGTTTTTTTGGATTCTTATTTAGTGTCTTTTATGAAGACAAATACGGACATATCCACATTATTGTCTTGATGAATATATAAATATTTATTACCATTATGCATTTAAAATACATATATATATTCGAAAAACGCCAACAAACTGCATGAAATGAGAGTAAAAGTATAATTTTTGTATCCCGTAATTTTTAATTCTTTTAAATCTAAAAAATTATTTTCTTTAGGCATATTATAAACATGGGAGGTGGATTAATGCAACTCGTAGCCTTGAATTGTGCATAGGGCTTAATAGTCAGGTGCCGTTGTGGTTTCACATAATACCATAACGGGAAAACATTTTAATATGTGATGTTTTTATAACAACAATAAGACCAACCCTTATTGTATAAGAACAATATAACTGGCTAGTGTTTATTTTTTTTAATTGCAGTTTTTATACCTTTCGTACATTTAAAACATCAACGTTGTTTTAGGGGATTAAAAACAAGCAATAAAATAAAATAGACGCGACATTCTCAAATTGCGGGAAACTCCTTAGAGTCTTGATTACCAAGTTATACATGAATAGTAAACAGTATAATGGCACCGGAGAAAAATCGGTGGTAAGGTAAAAATATTAAGAATTGGATAATCCGCAGCGAAGCCCCCACTACTGTTCGGGGGAACGTTCAGAGACTAAACGGGAATGGGGAACCTTATTTATAGGGTTTCTTAAGATATAGTCCAGCCTTTTAAGAAATTTAAAGGACCAACTGACGGCGCACAAGACGTTTATTTAACTGGTAATCCACAGATTACATTCTGGAAGGTAACTTACAGAAGATATACTAATTTTTCAATTGAATCAATTGAACAGACATTTAATGGGCAAGCTGATTTTGGACGCAGAGTACAATGCGTAATCAGTCGAAATGGTGATTTAGCTTATAGAACTTATTTACAAGTAACCCTTCCAGAAATTAACCAACTGATGGGTGTAGGTTCTTTTGTTAATGGTTCGACCGCCGCATCGGGAGTATATGCGCGTTGGTTAGATTTTCCTGGTGAGCAACTTATTGCCCAGGTAGAGGTTGAAATTGGTGGTCAACGAATTGACCGTCAATATGGTGATTGGATGCATATTTGGAATCAATTAACTATGACTGCTGAACAACAACGCGGATATTTTAAAATGATTGGAAACACAACCCAACTTACTTTTATTACTGACCCTTCCTTCTCAGATGTGGACGGTCCTTGCGACTCCCAAGCACCTCGTCAAGTGTGTGCACCCCGTAATGCGCTTCCTGAAACCACTCTTTACATCCCCCTGCAATTTTGGTTTTGTGGTAACCCTGGTCTTGCTCTTCCTTTAATTGCGCTTCAGTATCATGAAGTGAAAATTAACTTGGATATTCGTCCAATTGATGAGTGTTTATGGGCGGTTACAACCCTAAACTGCAACAGCTTGGCTGCACCAGCAACAATTAATGGCATTTCTAACCCTTCTTATGCTCAAAACCAATACACAAGTGGACGTCCGGTTCCTGCAACTATTGCCTATAATCAGTCTCTTGTTGCTGCTTCCCTTTATGTTGATTATGTGTTTTTAGATACGGATGAACGTCGCAGAATGGCACAAAATCCTCACGAATATTTGATTACTCAGTTACAATTCACAGGTGATGAATCGGTCGGCTCAAGTTCCAACAAGTTGAAACTTAATTTTAACCATCCCGTTAAGGAACTCATTTGGGTTGTGCAACCAGATCAAAACGTTGATTACTGCTCATCTTTGGTATGTGATGCTCTTTTGTTCAAGGTATTGGGCGCACAGCCTTTCAATTATACCGATGCGATTGATGCTCTTCCAAATGCTATCCATGCTTTTGGTGGTCCTCAATCTGTAAGTCAGAACGGTTATAATGGTGTTAATAATGCCTTTATTGATCAGAATGGACTTTTCCATGATGCCGGTGCCGATGATGCCTACTTTCCTCCTGGATGGTCTGGATACTGGCACGGTCCAAGCAACCCTTACAACGAGCCTAATCTTGGAGGTGTTCCGGTGCCTCCTACTATTTCCAGCGACCCAAATTTCCAATACATTGTTGATCCTTCCACCACTAATCATGGTGCGGTTGAGTCTACCGTATCGGATGCTGGTACCTTTGTGCTTGCGGAAACTTCATTGGATTTGCATTGTTGGGGCCAGAACCCAGTTATCACTGCTAAACTGCAGCTTAACGGACAGGATCGTTTCTCTGAGCGCGAAGGAACTTACTTTTCACTCGTCCAGCCTTACCAGTCTCATACTCGTAATCCTGATGAAGGTATTAATGTTTATTCGTTTGCTCTTCGCCCTGAAGAACATCAACCAAGTGGCACATGCAACTTTTCAAGAATTGACAACGCAACCCTGCAACTTGTCCTTTCTAATGCGACCGTACAAGGAACAAACACTGCCAAGGTTCGTATTTATGCAACCAACTATAATGTTTTGCGCATTATGAGTGGCATGGGAGGCCTCGCGTATAGCAATTAATTCTTTGCATACATCGTATTATCGTATTATTGTATTGTATATTTTGTGTTTAATAAAAATATTTTTTGAATAAAAACCTACAAAAAATATTTTTTTTGGTCGGTGTAATACCTTAATTTTATCGGCATTATTTTCGCACATATTTTTCCGTTTTTGGTGTTGAGTATAATGTGATTTTTGGGTAAAAGTTTTATAACATTTGTTGCAACTATAAGTATATTAATATTTTATTTTTATATAGTTTAACTAAAAATTAACTAAAATTTTCAATAAAATATATTTTACATTTTAGACAAAAATCGGCGTTTGAAATGTAAAAAGGTGTAAATGTGCGAGGGTGTATAATATACATTCCTGAAAAAGAATGTAAAATTTTTTTATATTTATTTTTTATGGATAAACAAGAACCACAATTATTGTCATCGATAACTTCCCATAAAGACAAGGGTGTAAATGTGCAAAAGTGTAAAAAGTCGCAACGTCATGAAATAAAACGCATTAACAAGCGAAAAATAAAGGGAGAAGAAGTTCTTTATATTTTTGAAAAAGTTTTGGAAGGATGGAAAACAATTCGTATTTACAATACAATAATACAAACTAACCCACAATCTACAGTTGATAAGCACAAGGTTGAAACGGTTGCAACAGGAAATTGCAAAGTTTTTCCCTCTGAATTATCTCCCGTGCGGTTTCAATATTATACTGAATTGAGAGAAAAGATTTATAAATACAACAATGAAAAGAATGAAAAGAATGAAAAGAATGAAAAGAATGAAAAGAATAAAAAGAATGAAAAGAATGAAAAGAATGAAAAGACTTTTTAATGACTTTATCTTTTATGACTAACTTACCATTTATTTACCTTTCTTACATTAATTTTAGGACCTGCCCCTTTTTTCCTTGATTTAGCTGGGTCATATGTTTCTTCCTCATCATCCGAATGAATATCTTTTGATAATTCCCAAAATTCTTTGGAACCCAATTTAAAATCATTATGCATATCTGCTTTGTAAAAAAACACCTGATCGTTTAATTTGTTGGATTTAACATTATTATTTATAACTAAACATTCATAATTTTCAGTGCAAGAGTCCATCACTTGGCAAAAAATATCAAATGTTGGAAACATACCCGCATAATTGTCATAAATGCGCTTACGATTAGAGATATAAGGTTCTCTCAAAATAAAAACATAGTCAATGTTTGTCCGCAACATTGGGGGAATACCAAGCGGATATTGCATAGTTATAATCAACATTATTTTCCAATGTCGACCATTAAGAAACAATAATTTCATCATTTTATCCTTGGACCATATATTGTCAAATAAACAATCATCCATAATAACAAAAGCGCGCAAGTCAATTGTACTTTTTTTTTTATAAGTTTCTTCCTCCTTTTTTATTTGTTTTAAAACGCTGCGTTGCCGTTTTAAAATATTTTCAATAATAGATGTATTATACTCATTATGAATAAATAATTTTGGAACCATTTTGCCATAAAATCCATTGCCTTCTTCTGTTCCTGAAATTACTGTCCCGATTGGAATATCTTGATGATAAAACAATAAATCTTTTATTAAAAAAGACTTGCCAGTATCACGGCGTCCTATTAAAACAATAACTGGTCCTTTTGTGTCATTATATTTAAAACTAATATTTTTCATATCAAATTTTCGTAAATCAAGAGTCATTATTATTACTTTACCGAATATTTTTTTTTTGTTTTTTTTACTAAAGAAAAACCCCAAAAAAAATTGATATTAATTTTACGAATGTATTTTATAGAAAAAATGGCACAAATAATCGGAATAACTGGGAAAAAAAACAGCGGTAAAGATACCATTGGAAATTACTTGGTTGAAAAATATGGATACAAGCGGTTAGCTTTTGCAGACCCATTAAAAGAAGCGTGTAGAAGTATATTTTCATTTACAGATGCACAATTATATCACGATAAAAAGGAAGAGATTGACGAGTATTGGAATGAAAGCCCACGAAAAATATTTCAAATTATTGGAACTGATTTGTTAAGAAATAAATTTATGAAAAATATATGGATTGCGGCACTTAAAAAAAAAATAATGGATGAATTTAAAAAAAATCCAAACCAAAAAATAGTAATAACAGACATTCGTTTTGAAAATGAAAATAATTTAATTAAAGAATTAAATGGTATTATTATAAGGGTTAACAGATACACATCAAATATAAATGTTGATTTACATGAATCCGAACAAATGATTGATAACTTGGTGGTTGATTACGAAATAAATAATAATTCAACAAAAGAAATTTTATTTGATTGTGTTGAAAAATTAGTATTTCCTCCTTGAGAAACAAGTTAAAATATTGAATAATTTTTAATTCATTATAATATCTTTTATAAATATGCGGGTAAGTTATGAAAAAAGAAAAAACACAGAATTATTTAAATGTTTAGAGAAAAAAAATACTTTATTTCTTTCACAAATTCAAAATTACAATCCTATTTATCAAACTTTTTTTACATTTAATGCAACTAATTTTAATAGTGTTAATTTAAATCACAAACTATTTATAGATAGTCTTACTCCATTACACAACAGTAAAAATAACCCACAAGAAGAACAAAGCAATTTATTTACTTGCATTGTTAAACAAACTAAAAATCCAAATAAAATTTACACCAAAAAAGTGTTTATAAAATTAGCGCCACTTATTGACCCTTTTAAATTTTTAATTGGAAAACAAAACGTTAATGACGAACGTTTATGCCATTTACCTTTACCTTCATTTGATGAGGTACCTATTCAAGAAAATTATTATTTTAAACATTTATTGGATACCAACAATTGTGCATATATTGATGGACTTTTTATTTTTTTAACAAGTTTATTATTAAATAACTTTGAATTTATTCATGGAGTTGATTATTACGGTTCTTTTTTGGCAATTAAAAACAATTATACTTTTAATGTATTTGATGACTTGGATTATTTAAATGATTCAGACTATTTCAACAAAAATAAAAATAAATTGTTTAAAATAGACGATTATGGATATTTATTTGAAGATAATGATTTTGACAAAAATAATGATATAAATACAAGTATGAAAAAAAAACCGTTAATACAAATTTTTCATAATTTAACTGCGGAAAATAATACGTTTATTTCTCTTGATGATATTGCGCCATTAAATAAAATTCCAGATTTTTTATCCAATGAATTAATGGATATTACAAATAATGTTGTAGATATGCAATATTTTGAAAAAACATCATTAAAATCATCATCAAGTTGCTCTTCAAGAGTATCTGTCTCAAGTATTGGCGACAAACTGAATTTAAATCAAGAAGAGGATGAGGAAAATAAGGATGAAGATGAGGATGAGGATGAAGATGAGGATGAAGATGAAGATGAAGATGAGCATGAGGATGAAGATGAGGATGAAGATGAGGAAGATATAATTATTAATGCAACACTTGAAAAAATTCCCATAAATGCAATTTGTATGGAAAAATGTGAAAATACATTAGATAACCTTATAATGACAAACGATTTAACAGATAATGAATGGTATTCCATTTTAATACAAATTATTATGACATTAATAACTTATCAAAAGGTTTTTTCCTTTACACACAACGATTTACATACCAATAATGTAATGTATGTTTTAACTGAAAAAAAATTTATTTATTATTGTTTTGAGAGAAAATATTACAAAGTTCCAACATTTGGTCGTATTTTTAAGATTATTGATTTTGGGCGTGCTATTTACAGATTTAACGGAAATCTTTATTGTAGTAATAGTTTTCAACAAGGTGAAGACGCGGCATCCCAATACAATACAGAACCTTATTTTAATGAAAACAAACAAAGATTAGACCCAAATTTTAGTTTTGATTTGTGCCGTTTGGCTTGTTCTCTTTTTGATCACTTGGTTGATTCTATGGATAAAGTAAAAAATATTGAAAAATGTCGTCCAATTATTCAATTGGTTTTTGAATGGTGTTTAGATGACAACGGTATTCATATTCTTTATAAAAAAGATGGTAGCGACAGATATCCTGATTTTAAACTGTATAAAATGATTACTCGTTGTGTTCATAAACATACCCCTTCTGCGCAATTAAATCGCAAGGAATTTAGTCATTTTGAAGTTCTTAAAAAGACAATAAAAAAAGACGAAAAAATTATGGATATTGATATAATAACACAATTGTAAAAAGAAACAAAACAAGTAAAATATTGTATAAAAAAATATTATAATATATTATGAATTACGGATTTATTGTAACAAGACATGTTAATTCAGTAAAAACGAATAAATATTGGAATCAATGTGTAAGATGTATTCGCCGTTTTTATCCGTTTAGAAAAATCGTTGTTATTGACGACAATAGCGAACAAACATTTGTGAAGGCAGATTTTCACTATAACAATATTGAATTTATTCAGTCCGAGTATCCAGGACGCGGAGAACTACTGCCTTTTGTTTATTTTTTACAGAGGCATTTTTTTGACAATGCCGTTATAATTCACGACAGTGTTTTTTTTCATAAAAGAATTCGCTTTGAAAAAATAAAAGCACCAGTGATACCCTTGTGGCATTTTAATCCAGATCGCGAAAATCAACACAACATATTTAGAATCGCGGCAAATCTTAAAAACAAACAGCAATTTTTAAAAACATTTGATTTTATGAATGTTGAAAACGGTGCACCTTTAAATTCACTTGCACTTGTAAAATCCAATAAATGGAACGGATTTTTTGGAGTTCAATGTTTTATTAATTACTTTTTTTTGGCCAATATTGAGTCTAAATACAAAATAACCAATTTAATACCTGTAGTTACGTGCAGAATAGACAGGTGTGCATTGGAGAGAATTATGGCCATATTGTTTTATGCAGAATTTCCTTATTTAACAATTCGTAAATCTCTTTTGGGAAATATCGCGACATACAGTCGCTGGGGATACACTTTTGAAGAATATTGGGATTTACTTACGCGCAAAAAACAAGTTGAGTGGCCAATTGTTAAAGTATGGACGGGGCGTTAAAAGTCTGGTTTATCTGTGAAAACAAAAGGATGTTTGGATACTCCTCCACCCTCAATACTATTTTGAAGAATAGGTGTTAATTGTTCTAAAATAAAAAGTCCAACAAGAACGCTAAAATAAACAATGAGAGAATCGCGAATTAAAAATTTAAGTGGTTTGTTTTCTTTATTAATAAACCTCATTTCAATAAATTTTACGAGAGAAAAAACAACAGAAATTGCCGTAGCAACAATAAACATATTATGGGAAGACAACATATAATAAATAATATTTTTATAAGTTATTATATTTTACGAATTAGTTCAAAACTTCAATGTCATCTATTAAGTCAGGTAATAAGTCATCATTATTGAAATTTTCTAAAATTTCCATATTATCCAAATCAACCTCTTCATTTATATCCGAAATAATAAGCTTAACATTATTTTTATCATCTTCATCATTTTCATCATCTTTATTACTACTAAAACTTTCACTTTCCAATCGTTTTATCTTGTTTTGAAGACTATCAATGTCTTTGGGTGCGCTTATATTTTCAGTTGTCCCGTCATTATTTGCAATAAAATCAACATCACTAAAACTTAAACTTTTACGTTCAAACGTTTCATTTGTTCCCCCATCTAATAAATTTATTATTTGTTTTTCCTCAATGTCTTTTATTTTTTGATTATTTTTTTCTACTTCTTTTTTAAGTTCGTTTTCAATTATTTTTTCCTTTTTGGCTTTTGGATTTTCAATAACTTCCGTTTTAACTATTTCTTCCACATCTTCTTCTATAGTTTCATTCATATAAATGCGTAATATATCTTCAATTGGAATGCTCTCGCGAATAGAATTTAAAATACATTCACGCACAATGACTTCAGTTTCTCTTGCATTTTTTTGTATATTTAACTTCGGTATATCAAGACGTAGTAAATAAATATTTTGATACATTTTACGCGCAACATAAATATATGTTTTATGAATAAAAACGGTTAAACTTGGTATAGTAAGTTCTATTTTTTTTTGTTTTTGCCCTGCACGAATCGCTGTAAGCAATTTTAATTCAATAATATGCGCGGCAGTAACTAAATCTTCTAAATAAGAGCACCCGCTTTTTTCAATCATTCTCGCACACTCTTTTTGAATAATAGTTGTATTCCAACTTGGGATTCGAGTTAAAAATGTCTGTAAAGTAGCTAAATGTTTTTCATCTTCCCCGTTATCTCTGCATAGTTTGTTCGCTTCATCACTAATAGACTGCACACCTTCTTGAACAAGGGGGGTTAAAATATTAACTAAACGGCTAACCAAAACATTCTTGGATTCATACAACGAATTGACTGAAAAATCGTCCATAATTATGATTAATCTTTTTTATATTATTTTTAAACCAATTACCACATGCGCTTATTTATGTCCGCCATAAAAGAAAACAAAAAATACCCACCATAAAGTATATTATGTTGAAAAAATCAATTCACAATGGTGTAAAGTGTTTCTATAAATTAGTAATTGGAATTAATCCATACATTTTTTTTTCGCTTCCTGCTTGACAATGATCTGCAGATACAATATTAATTGGTGTTCCATTTAACGAAATATCGGCATTATTGGGTGATGAATACACCGAATTTCGTGATGTTATATATTTAAATTTTTTTGATTTATCAACAATATACCATGTTTGATGCACTGATTTTATTAATTGTTCCACATCAAATGATGGAACCAAAAAATTACCTTGGGTTAATTGAATATTAACATAGGCTTGGGGAGAATTTGTTTGCGAAATGGGTACTGCCGTAAATTGTTCTTTGGGACAATTGTAGAATAATTCACCGTATACATACATTTTCCCCAATATTACTTTGGGAATACTTGTTGGTATGCTATTTTTAACATAAAAAATAACGTTGTTTGCATCTACTTCAGATATATCCATTTCTCCTTCAATAAAATCATTCACAGTTTTACAATTAAAATTTCCTTCCCCACAATTAATTTGAACTGGAAGGCTTTCTGTATCCATTTGTTGTGCACGTATTTTTTGTATATATTCAGATAAATTATTCATATTCACAGGTACATTAGCCATTTCATACAACGAACAAATAGGATTGCTACTTATATCCAACATTTTAAGGCTTTGAGGCAATAAAGGCAGAAAAGACAAGTTATTATTATTACAATCAATTGATTGAATACCTTCGTGTAATGTAGGTAATGCAAATATAAAATTATTATAAATAGTTATAAATTTTAATGTTAAAGGAAACGGCGGTAATTCTTTTAACTTGTTGTTTGAAGCATTAAATTCTTTCAATAAAGAAGGAAATTCTTGTATTTCAGTTAGTTGAGACTCATCGCATCTGAATCTTATTAATTGGCTTGGAAGACGTTTTATAATTTTAAATCCGTTGTATCCACAAAGTAATTCTTCAATTGTATCGGGTAAATTAGGGAATTGTTTAAATTGACATCCGGTTATTTCCAAAATTTTTAAACTAGCGGGTAAATTCTCTAAAATTAAATCATTTTCCGTTGTTTTTTGGTTGTTTACTATATATAATTCTCTTAAATTGGGCGGAAATTCAGTTATTTGGTTGA